TAAATTCGTACGAATGGCAGCTCTTCAGGAACTTGGTTCGCTGACACCCCTCTATTTTGCATTAAGTGTATTATCTGTATTCTGTCTGTTTTTGCGACGGCACCGCATGTAAAAATTCCTGCGTTGTAATGCCCTGTGACTTGCACATTGTCAACGGATGTAAATAATTCGTTTGGCAATATCAAATTTCCAATCCATCTAAACAAGTAAGGATTTACTTGTGTCATATTTACAGGTGTTATTTGTTTTATTTGACACGATGCCTCACAGGTTCCATCTGAATACTTAACCACTTCAAACTGACCTAGTTTTTCAATTTTAATCGGTACTCTTAGTCCAAGCGTTTGTAGGACTTTGCCAAGTCTTATATTACTGTTGTCGTTTGTTAGTAATTTGATCACTTGTTGCTCTTCGCCATTTAAGTCATATGTTACAGCTCTGCAACTAAATCCTTTTCTAAAATCCGTTTGAAGGTTAACATCTAGTACCTCACTTTTTTCCGACACCTTGCCTATCGCCATTCCTCGACCGCTGTTATGGAAGTCCATTAAGGTGAACCCAGTGCCAACTAACTGTGTGTAAATAGACTCTGCAAATGCATCTTTAAGTTTAATCTCTATATTCCATGCGTAGTCACTTGAGCACTCAATAATCGTATTTCCACTTGCTTCATAGTCAGAAAGTGGTATGTTATAACTCGTTTCATCCGATGCTTCTTGTTTGCTTAATTTTATAACTAGGCTTTTAAGGTTTTTATCACTAAGCCTCGAAACGATTACATCATAACTCACATTGATGAAGTCACCATTGCCGTCCTCAGTTCCGTCAGCCTTGCATCTTTCTATTTTGACCGCATCAATGATTGGCTGATGCCACGGCATTATCTCTAACGTGGTATTTTTTACTGTCTCACCGTTTCGGCTATCAATAACCTTGCTTTTGATTTTTAATAGCTGATTAGTAGCATCTACAATTTGCGTGCCGGTGTTATATGTAATGTCATCCACAGTTATAGACTGTGACCTCAAATGTGCATTGTACTTAAATGTATTGTTGAGTGTGATCTTTACTTTTGACTGTCCTTGCACAAATCCGCCATACTTCGAAAAATTCTTGGTTTCATCCGCTACAGATATTTCGCAATCAGGAAGCATGTCAGGAGTTGGTCTTACAGTTATAAGCGGTGCATCTATGCGTCCAAGTGATGTACTGCCGTTAAATGTAAATACACGTACTAATAACTTTACCTCTGCGGTTGGATAATATTCCTTCCACGACTCTGGAAGTGTCCACGATGTGTCGGTTTGGATTTTATCCGCTATTTTTGTATAAGTGCTCGGATTGTTGTTTGCCATGACGTAGACGTCATGTGTAAACGCTGTCGATTTTCTATGCGTTAAAATTTCAAACGATTCACCAAACGTAATTTCAGATTTCGACGTTGTCGGTGACGAAGCTCGCGGTATTGTTGTAAGCCATGTATAGTCTGATGTTGTGAGTGTACCAACGATTCCAGTGTTAAAACTTGCCGATGCTGCCACTCTCTTTGTTCCGTCAAATTCGTGATTGATCCAAACTCCAACACTATAAATCACTTGAGAGCTGCCATTTACTTTAAAACGCGTTGTGAACGGATAGCTAACTTCGTTTACAGTTAGTGTTCCGGATGCATTTGTATACTCTGCGTAGTATCCGTTTGAAGCATTCATTGATAAATACACCGCAAGATATGTGCGATTATTTACAATGTCTTGTTGCCCTTGCGAAAATGTAATACTTGTCCAATATCCCATTTAATTCACCACCTTCACGAATGACAAATTGCCATTTTTACGTGGCAGAAAAGCAAACTTACCCAAGATTAAAGAATTTATAAATTCTCCATCTGTTACATAAAGTCTATTGTTGCTCAAGTATGCAACCTCTGCCCCTGAGTCGTAAAATGCTACTTTTTCGCGTCCTAATTTAAGTTTAAAACGATTGCCTCTTTTACCGAGTTCGATTTCGCCATGCTCAAATCTTATGTACTCCGATATATCCGAAAACTTTGCAGCAGTACCTTCAGCGAGTCCGTCTAATTCTTGCTTAAACGAATTGAAGTTTATTTGCAAAGCTGTAGCTGTTTGCTCAACTCTTGTTGATAGAGCTTCTACGACTTTCTCGTTTTCGCTTTTTGAAACATATGTATTGCTCACCATTCCTACTATCGATGATTTTGTTTGCTCAATCAGTGATTTTGCCTTTTGTTCCAGCTCGCCCACTTGCCTTTTTGCTTCTTCTGACGCATTTGCAATCGGCTTTATTTTTTCCTCGTATTTTGATTCCAAAACTTCTGAGAGTCGTTCTCGCATGCCTCCGATTGTGATTGCGTTGTTCTCAGGATGTAAAAAATCTATCGATAGCTTTTCGATTAGATAGTGTTGCGCCACTCCATGCATAGAACTATCAACTTTAACCCATTTTAAAAGTTTGAAGCTGTCTATGTCTCCTAAAATACTTGTGTCTACAGCCTTTATGCTAATTGATTCCAAGTCAAGCACGCCTTGTCCAAGGTCTTTTATAGCTTTGTTCTTTAAATTCATCGGCTCGGTCACATTGTCATAGCTTATATGCTTAACAATACGTCCGAATTTTGCTATGGCTTCTTTGCTTTCCACAAACGGAGAACCGTCATTCACAGATTCAATCGTAATCGGTGGACCCTCTTCACTTTGAGGATTTGCTCCCTCTTCAGCTGCTGTCTTTTTTCGCGCACCTGTTGGATAAACAACTGTGTATATTTCTCCGCCTGTGCTTTCCTTGGCCAGGTCCATTAGGTTGACGCCAAGCTTTATTTCTTGCTGCATGCGGTAAGGGATTTCTGCAAGGTAATCAAGATAATTCTTTCCAGCTTGCTTTCTGATGAGAATGTATCCGCCATATTTTTTTATTACTTTGTTATTTATAAGCTCCATGATGCTTGGCGCATTCATATCGCTATAATTAACATAGTTATTAGGATCTTCAACGGTTATTGTGCCAGGATAGATTTTTCTATTATCCTCAACTTGAGCGTTGTGGAAATCTAAAAGCTTTTTAATGTACTCATTTAACGTGCCTTTATGCTCATACACGAGGGCTACTGAATCATTGAGATATGAAAAGGACGACTCGCATAGAATCGTCCTGTTGTTGTAGAAATCTTCGCTTATATTCAAAACCCTTCCGTCAAAGATTATTTCGTTTTGCGAATCAAGAACACTAATCTCTGATTTTAACTTCTTAAATAATTTGTATGTCGGATTTGTCGCCGCTATTTGAAATTTTACAGTGCCAACCTTGTTGATCTCAAGTGATGCGGATGCGCTTAGTATATCTTCAATTATGATGTTACCATCAAGGATTATTTTATACATTGCATTTTCCTTTCATCTCAACGTCCCAAACTATACCATCACTGCGATAACTTATATTCGGTCTCATGCTTATGATTGTCTCGTCCGGAAGAGTTACCTTACAGCGTTTTCCGTTTAACTTACTAATTAGCTGATTGATTTTTGCTCTATCCTCTTCAAAGTTTTTAATTGCTTTAAACGAGAGTTCGCAAATTCCCATTCCGTATGTGACGCTACCTGTGAGACTTTCTGTGAGATCTAATGCGCCATTTCGGAATGGTACAGTCACATATCTTTCGACTGGTTCACCTGGTGTTAAATGCCATTTGGTCAACATCAGCATATCCTTTGTTGATATTGATTCTGTAACCGTTCCTTCAGGATTTAGTTTTTCAAATAAGATATAATCTCGCATTTATATTCCCCTCATTCCCAGTTTTTCAAGATTTGCTAAATCTCTTGCAATCGCCGGAGTGATTTTTCCTACAAGCGTTCCGTCATCGAGCACTATTGCATGTCCAGATTCAGCAGCTATGCCTGGTATATACCTTTCAAGCAATGATAAAATCTTGCTCATTATAAGTTCCGTTTCTGCCAAATTGCTTGACACCGCCTGCGATACATAGTCCTGCAGTTTTGATATTGGCGCGACCGCTTCCGGTCCTGCTTCCCCAACGCCTTTGAGTCCATTCATGGTATCAAATATTGTTGGCTTATCAAATATAGCACCCTTTGCATACCAGCTTACATGTAGCTTTGGTACTCCTTGTGTGAGCCATTTTAGCGGATTAGGGCTTCCTGAAATGCTAAAGTGTGGCAACGGAATGTGTGGCCACTGAAATTTAAAATTAAACAGTCCTTTTATTCTTCCGATGATATTTGATACAACATTAAATGCGCCCGAAATAGCGTTTGATATAGTGTCCTTGATGCCATTCCAGACATTAGACACAACTCCCTTGATTTCGCTAAATATCCCTGTTATTACACTCTTAATCGAATTTAATACACTCTTTATCTTATTGATGATTCCATCCCAAATATTTGAGATTAAGTTCAAAATGCCATTCCAAATGGAACTGAACAGTGCTCCAATTGCTTGTAGGGCTATTAAAATAATTTGCTTTACAAGTCCGATTGCTGTACTTACTATCGTCTTTATATTATCCCATACAGCAGCGAATATCATTTTAATGCTTTCCCAGACACCCGACCAATCACCTTTTATCAGACTTGTTACCGCTAAAATTATGCCGCGGATGATATTTAGTAAATTTGTAATGACTTCTTTGATGATACCCCAAACAAGTTCGACTGCTGCCATTATGTGCTCACCAAATAAATCCCAAATCACTTTGATTGCCTCAGTTGCTTGATGAATGATGTCCTTTATAAGATTAAACACTGTGCCTATAAAGTTTGAAATTTGCGGCCAATTATCTCTTATCCAGTTAAAGATAAATTGAAGAACCGGTAAGAAGTACGTTTGAAAAACATCCACTGCCGCACTTACAAATTGACCGATGTATTTAAACACTGTTCCCATAACCATTTGTATTGTTGGCATGTTAGCGATCACCCAGTCAGCCGCCTTTTGCATGATTGGCATAACCGCCACGCCAACCTTTGTGACTACAGCGCCAAGCGAACGCTTTAAGCTGTCCAACGTATCTGTGAATTTTACAGACGCGTCTATAGAATCATCACTCAGTACAATCCCAAGTTCTTTTGCCTTTGCTTTTAGCTCGTCAACTGATTTTGAGCTGCCATTTAAAAGTGGCATTAGCTCACTTCCTGAGCGACCAAGGAGCTCATTTGCAAGCGCTGCCTTCTCTGCGCCATCCGGCATTCCTTGCAATGCTTTTACGGTCATTTCGAAAACTTGCTCTGGAGACTTGCCCTTTAGATCATCAACCGATATTCCGATTCTGCCGAACGCATTAACTGCTGTTTTACTTCCACCAATCGCGTCATCTATAGTGTTGTTAAGCTTTTTCATGCCACCTTGAAGCGACTCTATGCTCATTCCATTTTGACTAAGTATATAGTCCCATTCCTGGAATCCTTTTCGGCTCATGCCTACTTTTTGACTTAGCTTATCAACACGATCCCCTGATGCTGCCGCTTTATTTGCCATTCCAAATAGCGCCGTTCCTCCAGCTACCGCCATACCAGTCAAAGCGGTACCCATTACTGCAGCAGTTTTTATGCCTTTTTTAAAACCATGTACAAGTTTTGATGCTCTGCTATCTGTTTCTGAAATGCTTTCATTTGCTTTTTTATTGTCGACCATGATACTGCCGAAAAGCTTAAATAATTCCATTAAAATCCTCCGTGCGCAGAATCAATTATTTTCTTAACCGATTGCAATATTTCTTTTGCGCTTCTATTGTCGATTCTTGATTCCTTATTTTTTAAAGTTTGTGATTTAAAATCGTCAAAACTCATTTGATCCTGGTAAGGTATCCATCGCTCAAAAAGATAATCGTCCATGCGTCTTTCGTTCATCGCTTTTATAGTTTCTGCTGCATCGAGGAAGTTTAACGCAAAAAAGTACTCCAAATTGGAGTACTCATGCATAATCACATCTAATTGTTTTGCGTAGTCAACTTCTCGACTGTAGTAAAAAAAGCAGCAAACCCTTCATCTTCTTTCAAACGCTGAAAATCTTCGATGACATCAGATAAGTCTCTGTTCAGATACTCATCTTTTGTCATCCCCTCATCTTCAAGTAGACCTGTCATAAACTCAGCAACCTCTTCAGCTACATTGCTAAAGTTTTCTGCGAGTTTCAGCATTAGCGATGCGCCCATTGTTTCGGCATCAGTGTTCGCTGCCATTTCTTTATCAACTCGTAGATTGAGTTTTTTTATGATTTTCGATGCTTTTCCAACATCTTGAAATTTCAACTTCCTCATTAGATTGCCTCCGTTAGTTTTGGATAGTAAATCACAAATGGAACTTCCTTTGTCTTCATGTCATAGTGTCCAACAAATTCCGTTTCGATTGTGAGCTCTCCCTTGTCCTCAAATGATAGCTCGACTCCCTTTTCATTCAGCGCGTTAAACACCTGAATGATAACCGGATCACTTGAGCCGCTGATTGTTCCAACCCACGTGATATTGTCGATGTAATCTTTAAGAGCGATTGAGTTTTTCCCTGTAATTTTTTTGTAGTTTGTTGGTTTCTGCCCTGTTCCAATTGTTTCTACATCAGCAGCTGCTCCAAGTGCTGCCGTGAGAACTTCCGGTGTTATCTCAGCAATCTTTGCACCCATGGTAACACTCCATGACTCAAGAATCTTTGTGCCTTTTGTTGCTCCTCTCATTCCATCAAGTTCAATTGTTCTAAAACCCGGAACGGCTTTAAAGCTTCCGCCGCCCTTTGTAGCTCCAATGAGCTTTCCTCCTGTTACAGCCGTTTCGAAAGTATCTGTCTTTACGTCAAAGTTTTTAAAAAATGCACCTGCATCAAAAACAAGGTGCTGTATAGTATTAGCATTTAAGCCGTTTATAATCTTATTTGCGTCCATTTCTATCCCTTTCTAACTTGTATCTCAAACGTACAAGTTTTACGTCTGATGCTCGAATCTGTATCAATTACATTGTTTGTTGATACGTGATAAATTGCTGCGCTAATTCCCTTCTCGGTCAAGTGCAATCTATCAAGCTTTGATTCTATTTTTTCTGCGATTTCATCAATGTTTTTTGTCGAACTTCCTTTATCCCATACATCGAAGTCTACAACTATGTTGTGTAAGCCCTCTTTGACCATGTCCATTGTTATATGCATGACAACGTGTGGGAAGACGTTGGCCTGTGGCATTACATCGAGTGCCAATGGTGATATTGGATCAATTTGCTTTTTTATAAGCCTCTTCAGCTGCCTTATCATTCGCCATCTCCTTCATCTTTGCCGTTTGGAACGTCCGGCTTTTTGTCACTCATTTTTTTGATGTATTGTGACTGTATGCGGTTAATTTCTGGTATGCTTTTTGCCACTGTAGTCCTAAGCAATCCCAACCGCGGATAATTGTATTCTCCAAGTTCCTGCTGCATCATCCATGACGGATGTTTATATCCTACCTGCACGTCAAGTTCTTTTTTACGAGCCCAATACTGCACCGATTTGTTTGCATATGTCTTTTTAAACTTATTTTTTCTCGCTGCTATTCGTCTGCCTCTTACAAAATTGGGTTTATAGCTTTCGAAAATTGCATTTGCTGTTTGTTTTGACACATATTTGCCAACGTCACGATTTGCCGCATGGATGAGTTCTTCCAATGTATAAAGGACGGTGTCAACATTTGATTCAAATGTTAACCCGTCCTTCTTTGTAATTCTCATCCCAGCATTAGGCTTTTGCATGATCTATTCCTCCCACGCAGTTAAGCTCTACCTCTTTACCAATGATTTGTACATTTGCAATTTGCCAAACTTTGCCATTATATTCGAGGTATTCCTCATCTTCGTAGTCGTAGTAATCAGCAAGTCTAATTCGGATTTGCCTTTTAAACCCTTGCGCCATCGCTTCGAGTGATTCGCTAAAATATATTCTATCAACTCTGCCAAGTACTTCTTTGCTATCACGCACGATTTCAACGTCACCGTATTCGTTTATAGTTTCTTTTGTCTTTAACAGTTTGATGATTTCGCTAAACATTTTATTGCCCCTTTTTATATTTTTTGCTTAAACTCAAAGCATTTCGCAAGTGATTATATGCGTTGCAATAACGATCGGCTTGATTTTCAAAGTTGTATTGCCATCTCAAATAAAGCTTAATCGCCTTTTCCATCAGTGCATCCATCTTTGTTATATCTATGCCGACTCGATCCATGTCAAGTTTGCAAGCCTCAATGTTTGCTTCTATATCCGAATTTAATTTATCATGATGAATCCTTAAATCCGTTTTTGCTTTATCTAACATCACAGCTCCTTACTTTGACGACTTCTTGCCTCTTCCCTTTGCTTTCTTCTCTGGCTCTTCAGCAACTGCATCAGCGCCTTTCTCTGCAACTGTGTCAGTGGTTTCGTCTTCTGATTTATCAGCAGCATCTGCTGCAGTTAGCACTTCATCCTTTGTATGAGTTGTGTCGATTGCTTTGAAATAAATATCATCCAATGCCGCAGCATTTATCTGCATTTCCTCATAGCGCTCCGGCGAAATTTCGAGAATTTCGCCTACTTCGACCTCTCTATCAAGAGATATATCTAAAAACCTTTTTGTGACTATAATTTTCATTTTTTACCTCCTATATGCTTGGAGTTCCTGTAAATGTGATTAGGGCTCCAGCCTTCTGGTTTTCGAGTGCTCCGTCTCCAACAACGTGTGCCGCTACAGTCCAGTTGCCGGTCTTTACTTCTCTATCTCTCAGAATTTCAAGTGGTGCTACATCGTTCCAAAGGAACTGTGCCGGATCAAGGATAAGGATTTCACCTTTTGCAAGGGAATCTTCCTGCTTGATTCCATTGCCCAAGAGGTTGCCCTTTACAGCTTCGGACATATCTGTTACGAAGTTAACCGTCTGATTCTTGTTCGCAAGCATTGCGATTGCTCCGTAGATATCAGCTCTATTTGCATATACATATGTAGTGCCAACTTCATTTAGCTTGCTGAGTGCTTCGAGAACTGTATCGATTCCAAGGCCCTTTGTTGATTTAACAAGATTGTCCTTATGCAGCCCTTTTCCCTTGCCGTTGTCGTTATTTGTCGCATCCTTGATTGTCGCGATAATGGAATCGGCCATTGCCTTTTCGATGCGCTTTGCGAGCTCGTCTGTGATGTAAGCTTCAAATGCATCTATCGACATGCTCATGAGTTCGTGTGAAATAACGATGTGCTTCGAAATCTTCTTGCCTGCAAGAAGTACCTCTACAAATGTATTCTGCTCATCGTCATTTGCTGTGCCTTCCGTAACGACTTTAGCATCTCCTGCAACTATTGCAATATGGCGCACCATTCTAAATATGCCGCCGGAGCTTATCCTCTTAACGTCTGCCACGATTGGATGCATCTGCCCCAATGTGCTGTAAATCTTGTTTGCCGTCTCTGTAGGAATCAGGGCTCCTGAGTTTTCCGTTGTGTGCGTGTGTGCTGCCCTCTCCTCTGCAGTCATTTCCTTGCCCTGCAAGTTCTTTAGCCATGCGCTCCTGTAAAGCTTATCGTTGCTATTTGCTCCTGATCTGTCGCCATTATCCCTAATGACAGTTCCGACCTGACCGCTTGCAATCTTGTCAAGCAGCGACTGTCTTTTTTCAGCCTTTCCCTCAAGCTCCTTTTTCTGCGCTAAAAGCCCATCGCGCTCTTCGATGAGTTTGTTAGACTTCTCCTCAACATCATCAACATCAACATCTTCCTCTTCAAGTCTTGCTTTTAGCTTAGTAAGCTCCTCTGCAATCTCAGCCAATCTCTTTATGATCTCACTTAGTTTCATCTTAATCCTCCATTGCTTTTTCGATTTCTAATCTTAACTTTAATTTTCTTTTGCGCTCTTCAAGTCTCTCCGCTTGAATTTTGTCAATCACTCCGTTAACAAAATTTCGAGCATTTATCGTAGTGTCATCATTTGCCGGAATTCCGACTGCTGACACGTCGTAAACCTTTCTAACAGATTCGTGGACTATCTTTTTTGCATCTTCCTCAAATCTATATGAGCCAACTGCAAAGCTCCAGCTCATTTTAGTAATCAAGCCACTTTTTATATCCTCATAAAGTTGCTTTGATTCTGCGTTGCTTGATAGATCTGCTTCTATAAGCATTCCAGTATCGTCAAGCTCCACCTTTAGTGTGTTATTTGATGTCCTTGCAAACACTCTGCCTTGATGATCATATAGCATGATTACATCGCTCATGTCTGTATTCTCAAAGCATTTCTTCGGAAATTCTTCATACACTTTGCCCTTTTCAGATTCAAATAAAACATATGGTTCGAACTTCATCGCATAGCCTGTCACGATATAGTTTTCACTTTCTGTTTCTTTTGCTCTGATTTCAATTGTCTTTCTAAATTGCCTATTTTCAAACTTTAATTTTGGAATTTTCATTTTTACTCCTCTCCGTTTACACCTGCATCAAGCTTTGTTGTCTCCGAATACTCTTTGCGTATATAGTATTTGTCGCCGCCATCAATTGGGGCCATGTTGTATATTTCACGTCCTTGATTGTGTGTTATAAAGCCGCGATCAAATAGTTGCGTGACTGTGGATAACTTTTCAGCCGGTGACAGATACTGCAATCTATTTGCGGTTAGCATTATGAAATTATCATTTGCAAGCTCTCTTTCGGTAAATGCCAAATTCGAATGAACCAAGCTTGCCTGTATTGCGAATGGTTCTATTTTTCCTTCATAGAAAGCTGCCCATTCTTCAGAGTTAAACGAGTTTTGCAGAATTTTATCATTAACTCCAAAATGCGCGTACACGTTCTCCTTTATCTGCTGCATCTGCTTGTCGTCAATCATCACCGGATTTGATGTAACCTGCTTGACCTCTTTATACTTTGAGTCAAATAGCATAACTCCTGTAGGATTGTTAGCAAGGTTTTGCTTTGCAAACTTATTTCGCTCAGCTTCCATGTCATCATCGTTTATTATATTCATTAGCTGTGCCATAAACCGAATGGACGCTCCGCTTTTGATAGCCTCTATCATTCCTTGGTTTTGATAATGCAACAAATTCAACGTCGGTTTCATGGAGTGATTTGAGCCACCAAACAATTCATCTTTAAACTGAAATTGATTCATGATTCCTATTTCCGAAATAGGCTTTGCGTGTCGTTTTCCCAAGAATGTATATACGAGATAAAGCTCATTTTCGTATTCTACAACCTTTCCGTCATCAGCCAACAACGGATAAAACCCATTTATGTTTTGCGTAATCTCGTTATAGGTTGGGATGATTAGCGCATTATTCGTCACTTGCAAAATTGTGGCAAGACGATATAAATATTTTGATGTGTCCTGGATTTCGTTTGCTTTTGTCTGCAGTCTTCGTCCGAGATTTGTGTTAGCACTACCTTTGACTTCCATATTTAATTTTGATGTATGCGTGGCTATTGTGTGTATGGCCGACCGAGTAAGATCCATCTCATATACAGAGCCTTCGAAGCTGGAAAAGCTTGGTGTATACCCATTGATCATTTTAAAATAATCACGGATTAAACTTTCCGTTTTATCGCCTTTTTTCCCAAACCATTTATTTAAAAATCCCATCGTATTCCTTTCTAAATCAGATTTTTATAATCATCATAGTGACGCTTTAATACAACATATGAATCCAGCAAGCTTGCAGCTCCATCTATTCGCTTTAAACTCGAATAGCCTTTCTTTGGCTGAATATTTCCCTTGTTGTCATGCTGCACTGTCGTGTTTCCAAGGCACCATCTAAGAATCGGATTGTTATTATAGTTGATTCGTCTTGCTCTTAGATCTGCTTCAAGCTCTTTCATTGGATTTGAAAGAACTTTGAATATTTGTCTAACCTCTTCAACCGCTGCCTCTCCATATTTCTCACGAGTTCGTTTCATAACTATATCGGCTCCCCATATGTCAAACCCATTCCAAATTGGAATGAATCCAATTTCTTTTGCAAATTGCCTGTCCCATTCAGCAACAAAATCCTGATCTATTTTGTTGCCTGGGCAATATGTAACAAGGCCTTGATCTCGCCAAATATCATACGGTACTTTATCTTCGTATATTTTTCGTTCTGCAACCTCTTCAGCAATAAAATACTGTTGATATACATAGATTGTCTCATCATTTTTGATTTGGAATGTGTATGACAAACATGTTAGGTCTGTTGTACTTGATAAATCATATCCGCCTATCACATACTTTGGATTTAACTCTTTAATATCAAATGTTGCCGGATTTGTTATATCATCCAAACTTAACCAACTTGAAGAATCGGTTTCTCTTATGTTACAATTCTTTGTCAAAAATGCCTTGAGGTACATCCTCGGATTTGCAACGGTTTTATCCCATTCGTCTTTTAGCGCTTTTTTATTTCGTATTGTGCCGAGTCCTGGATTTGCTTTAATTAGATTCTTAAAATCTTTCCACTCTTCTTTTTTATCAAGTTCGTATATAAAAAAAATACTGCGTTCGTCAACAAATGATTCCTGCAGCAATATGTTGCTTCCCTCTTCATATATTTCATCGTATAGATCTTCGCGGATTGTGCCGGCTGTAGATGTAATAAGTGCAAGAGGTTCAAGTCTGTTATCCATGCCCTTATACATGATGTCATATAAAGCTCTGCCATTCTTCCACTGATGTATTTCGTCCATATCAACAAAATGTACATCAAATCCATCGAGCGTATCAGAATCAGATGCAAGCGGTTTGAATTTGCCATCATTAAAATCCGTAACAATTTCGCCTACAAGGTTTCTTGTGTATTTTTTGAGAT